CTAATAAAGACGTAATAGTATCGTTCATTTCATCCCCCTCCCAATTTCGGCAGCGGCTCTGACTATAGCTCTACGAGTTGCGGCGTAGGGGTTTATGTCTCGCAATTCTTCAAATGGATACCAGCAATCATCGCTGTTGTCCCAATACTTACCGGCATGAACAACTGGGCGGTCATGCTTCATCATGTAGGGTGGAAAAGAAACGTCTATCCAAAGCTTCACCGCAAGGCGAAAAGCGTCACCATCGTCATATAGGGGGTTCCAACCGTCAACCGTCCAATAATCCGCACTTATTTCCGCAGCTTTCGCCGCCAGTTCTAATAGTTCTCTGTCGTTCATTTCTACATACCTCATTAAAGCGCCAGCACTAACGCGGCTGGCTATGCGATTTTACCTTCGCCGTTTGATATTCAGATGCGGAGTGTTGTAGCCGAAGCCGTCGCCGTCGCCGGACCCGTAACAGTAGCCGGAGCCGTAGTTGTAGCCGGAACCGGAGCCGTCGCCGAAGCGGTAACCAGAGCCGTAACCGTAGCCGTAGCCGGAGCCGTAGCCGTCGCTTAAACAGTAGACGGAGCCGGAGCCGGAGCTGGAGCCGGAACTGTAGCCGTCGCCGGAACCGTAACCGGAACCGATTGGCATAAACATCACAATCCCCAACCAGCTTCGACTGAAACAGAAAAGATTTCTGAACCTTCTGGAATATCTACACCTGTCGGCATTGGCTTGATGGTCACCTTATCTGACTTAGGGTTTTCGATAACACCATCAAACCCAATCGATTGCCACCGTAACAACCACACTGCATTTGTCAGGTATATGCGCCCATCCCTGCGTTCAACATCGCCCGCGAATATCCAGCCTCTATCGACGACTACCACAGCCCTGTTCCCAGTGCTTCGGATTACTGGTGCATACTCCACACCGTTTATAGTTACATTTTCCACACTTGTCTCCATTTAGTATTAAAGTGCCAGCACTAACGCGGCTGGCGAGCGAATGGGTGCCGCCCCAGTAGTTCCAATACTCCCATTAAAAATAGGTAAGGGCGGCATTAAACTTAGGCCATTAAAGCGGCCCAACTGATAGGGAATAATGGCTCTATTAACGCGCTGATTTCTTGCGCCACGTCTCGCGTTTCCTTCTGTGCGTGTGGGTCTAGTCTTAGCTTGCACACCCGAGCGAAGAAAACCAACGAGCCTGTCCATATCCACGTGGTTTCACAACATAAAGGCAGCACCGCCCGCGCTTGCTCAGGGCATACATCATGTTCAATTAAACGTTCGTATGTGGCTAAACAAACTTCCATCAATTTATTCATGTATTCCTGATCTATTTCTACAAACTCATCGCTTGAGCCTTGCTTCACATTCTCTGCGGCTCTGCGCCATTTGGTAGGCACATCTAATACGGGTGCGGTTGACACATACCGCCTACTAACTTCGTTTACCACACCTCCAATCTGATGTTTAGCCAACTGACGGGCTACATAAATAGGCATTGTCACCCTGAACTTGATTGCGGTATGTGCGAACGGCGTCCAATGTTTATGTTTTGCTAAGTAGTGGATAAGCTTCTCGTCTTTTTCTGACAAAATAGGCGCCCAGTTCCAGTCAAATTCCAATTCAGATTCTTTGTCAAAAGAAACTCGCGCCGCATTAACTACACTCCTATCGTCTCCCATGTGGTCAAGTAATTCAACGCGCATTGTTATCAGCCTCCGTAAGCGCCTGTGAAACCGCATAGCGCAGATTAAAGTGCCACGCTTTGGTCGGTACAGAACATTGCTTTTCTTCCCACAGTCGACGGTAAGAAGGGTATTTGATGGTGCCACTCGGCACTACGCACCTGACATAAAAGTCATCCTTAGATATACAAATCAATCCTTTGCGAATTGACACTTCAACGCCAGGTAGTTGATTGATTGCGGCTAATACACGTTGCGTGGCTTGATTGGTTTTTCCGTTACTCATGACGAAGTCCGTTAGCGGCTTTCGCAAAAGCGGCTGATATATCTAAGAAAAGATTATGTAATACTTGTGTGTTGTCGGCTGGTTGTTGTTCAAAAATATCAGGTTTCCATTCAGGTCTGTTTGTTATTGTAAAATTCCATGCGGTTTTGCCGTCGGCACTCACGCCGCAGACAAGCACACCTTTATCCCTCATGTAACACAACTTGGCGCTAATAATTTTTCGCGCTTTTTTTGAATCCATGTGTTTGTAAGCGCCGTTTTTTACCAACTCCAAATACACTTCATGCGTAGTTGCCGGTCGCGGCATGTTTTTTAATGTTGTTTCCAACAAATCATATATTGTTGATTGAGCCATCAGTATTCCCATTGTGTTTGTTAAATTGCCAACCCCTCACATTCTGCGACTCACGCAGCGCACTCGACTGGCTCCGGCGATGGTGCAAACTCCACCGGCTGGTTTTGTCCTTGCATCAGAGATACAGTCAAGGCTCCATATGCCGAGACTTTTGTAATAAGTGATCTAACCGGCTAATGGTGCGCTCAATCTGCCACCACAAAATGCGGCGGCGGATAGCGCGTAAGATTGGCGCCGGTTTAACGGCCTTGGGTATCATTAGGCCGTAAGTGTCTAAAACATCCCCCTTCATGGGTAAACGACTCATTGTGTCGCCCACAAAACCAGAATGATCCCGAATGATCCGCCCACCACAAGATGAACGGCAACGGTCAAGAGTATATCTTTCATCTCAACCCCTCAAAGTTTTAGTTATTGCCAAATCGCGATGGATCCGGTCAATGTTTGTGATTCTGCCAACCATGACATAACCCGCCATGGTGTATCCGAACGTACCTGCGGCGATTGAAGCCGCCAATGTTGAGACTAAAATAAATATAATCATCTTAATCCCTGTTGTCGTAGATATAAAAATCTACGGCCTTGAAGGAAGGCTTTTCGCCTTCGGGAGCGCGATTGGCGTTTTCAAATACGCCAATGAGAAAACTACCGCACAGCCGCATAGCAGCGGCTGGATGAACGACAACGACTCCATCGAATGGGCCGTTTTCATGGCCCATGATGTCGGTGACGTTGACGCTGAATGCGTCGCGGTCGCCTATCGGTACTAAAGTAATGCCCTTGTCAGAGGCCAGTTGGGTCTGGCCGTCGGTGAGGGTATGTTGGCTAATAAATGCGAATCTCATTGTGTATCTCCGGTTAATGCGCCGTCCTTGGCGCGTGATGATAAATGCTTAATGTGCCAGCATGCGCCAGCCGTTTTTGTATTTTTTGCATACGATACCGCCTTGGTACCGTATGGAAGCACGCGCTTCGGCGTGCGTTTTGAATCTGCCTTTTAGGGCAGATTTGCCGACTTCAGCTCCACTCCAATGGAGTGGGGAATAAACTACGCTGTATCTGTTAACCATCTGGAGTCTCCTTATATTTGCTTCAGCGGTATTGCTTCGGCTTGGTGAGTACAATACAACTACACCAAAGTGTCGTCAACAACTTTTTTGCTAATTTCGCCACCAGGAACGAAAGTTTTTTATTGCGCTAATGGTTGTGCGCGAAACCTCAAACTTGCGCCCTACTTCCGCGCAGCTTATGCCGTCATCTAACAGACCGCGAATGAGCGCCACGTCATGCGCGGTTAGCTTGGCGTGGTGATGAGTTTCGCCGTATGTCGGCATCAACCGTTGTTCACGCTCAAACGGTAATTGGCGTTGCGCTTTGATTTGACGTACCTGGATCAACTTGCATTGTTTGCACCAGGACTGTAAATATCTTCCCTGTTTTTGTGTATAAAAGTCTGTAACCGGCTTAACTGTCCTGCACTTGGTGCATTGTTTTGAGTCCATGAGCGATTCACCACCTTGTTATATTTTCCGTCACGCTTGTATTTGATCGTTGTGGGCGGAATGCCTTTGTTCAAGTTGCCAGCCTGGCGAATCAGGTCATCATCTAAACTCGCGTCAGCCTGTTGTGCAATCGTGACTATTTCTAAGCGTGACTTATGGCCAGCATAGCCATCATGAAGCACGGGGAAAAATTCGGTTATTGGTTGAACGTCCATCCGGTCACTGTAGTAACGCACTGAGAGCATGTGCTTACCGCTGGCTTTACTAATGTACTTCTGCCAATGCCAATCAATGACAGTCATCTCAGTGGCTTCCAGCCCCATAATGTCGGCATCACTTAACCTAAGTTCTTTCTTTTTTTTAACGGGAAAAACCGCGTCGCATGACGGGCATGTACTTGTTGAGATGGCGACAATCTCATTACATTCCTCGCACGTTTTAGTTGGCGCTTGCCCGTCGCCCTGCTTTGATTTATTCGGCGGCTCTACGGCGGTTATAGGCCCATGTTGTTCAACCACACCGGCAAAATCCAGCACTAAACAGTGATCCGTGTGTGACTTCGGACGCAAACCACGGCCTGCCATTTGCACATATAGCCCTGGCGACATAGTGGGACGCAGCATCGCTATCAGGTCAATGTCGGGATAATCAAACCCAGTAGTCAGAACATTCGCGTTAGTCAATGCTTGAATCTTGCCAGCCTTGAATTCTGACAAGATCCGATCGCGCTCGGCTTTTGGAGTGGCTCCTGTGACGCACTCGGCGGTTATGCCTTGCGCCTTGAGTTCGCTGGCAATGTGTTCAGCGTGTTGCACTCCGGCGCAAAACAAAAGCCATGCTTTGCGATCACCTGCTAATGCTTTGATTTCATTCACTACGCGCTGGTTAATGACGTCAACGTCAACGGCTTTTTGTAACTCGCGCTCTATGTACTCACCGCCGCGCTTATGCACGCCTGTCGTGTCTAACTGTGTTTGAGTCACTTTTGACCGCAACGGCATCAAGTGACCCTTGGTTATCAATTCCTCAATAGTCACCGGTTCAATTAAGTCATCAAAGATTGCAGGCTTGTCCGTTATCAAACCGTGTCCCAATCTGAACGGCGTAGCAGTCAACCCGATCACACGCAACGCGGGATTGATAGCCGACAATGCGGCAAGCAACGTCCGATAGCCGCCCTCATCGTTATGATTTACAAGATGACATTCATCTATAATCACTAAATCGACATGCCCGACTTGATCCGCGTGTTTCCTGATTGACTGAATCCCTGCAAACGTAATGGGTTCTCCGAGTATTTTCTGGCCCATGCCTGCGGAATATATTCCCATAGGCGCATTAGGCCAATGCTGACGCATCTTTTGCGCGTTCTGTTCTATCAATTCCTTAACGTGCGTCAGCATCAAAATTCTAGTCTCAGGCCACGATTGCAACGCATCTTTACATAAAGCGGCTATAACGTGACTCTTACCCGCGCCTGTCGGTAAGACAAGACAGGGATTACCTGAATTGCGGCTTAACCAGTCATAAAGCTGGTTTATGGATCGTTGTTGGTAATCCCTTAACATAAGCCACCCCATTGTTCAGCCATTGCATTTGCTATGCCTTGATACGTTTCACTACGCTTTTTCCATCTATCTTTTGACGGCGCTAATTTGTTTTGCCCGCTGGCTGTTTGATTACCTCGCCGTGTTTTGTTGTCACCATGCAGCATGTTAGTTGGCCGTAACGGTGGAAGATTTTTCAACCATAAACATGTTTTTTTGCTTGCGTCATCCCCAAACCACCAAGGCTGAATTATTTGATCAGGTTTGCGAATACGGCTTGATATAACAGAAACAGGATTTTCTAAAGCAATCTTAGGTATAGGTGCATTTAACAAGGTTTGCACAAAAATCAGTGCATCTTCTGTTAGCTGCGGGTCGCGCAATCCTCGCGTAGTCCAGTGCATGCCGGACACAGATAAATACGTACAAGGCGGATGGAATACAGCCAAATCCCACCCATCATTAAGAAGTGTCATAACATCACCCTGAATGTGATAATCAGAACCATCATCTGGCGTCAACAAGTCACACGACCAAGCGTCGTGTCCAATATCCCTGAACGCTTGCCTTACTTTGCCTGAAGACTCACAGCCGACTAACACCTTCATCCAATTACCCTCCCATTCAACACGTCACGGATTGACTCGCTAGTAGTGTCAGGATTAGCGCACGCGCCAGGATTTGCAAGTATTTCACGGCTAGAAAAAACAAACGCATCAGGCTCACCGTTACGCACTGGTTTTCCGTCGATTTCAAACGTCAATTCATGCTCGCTGTGATCTATCATTTTCCATTGCACCAAATCAGGATGCAATAAATGAGACTCGCAACCTGTGCGTTGAAACTCAACAGGAATCTCAGAATTATCATGCTTGGCACACGTCCAGGTGCTTTTGTCTGTCGCAGTTGAATGGCAACACGTCCTGCAATTAACTTCTTTTGTTGTGTGACTCTTGTGGCAAAAGTCATAAGCCGCGCACATTTTGCAAATATACCAACTAGGATCAACGCTCATTGGTTCCGGCATACGGTCAGATTGCACCAAGCGTTTACCGCGATCTATATACCTTTGTGCTATTTCCTTATTAAGTCGCACTCTTTCTGTATAGATTTCGTCATTATCTTTACATATCGCATAATACAACGCTCGGTCAATCTTTAAACCGAGCATATACAGTTGCATTTGTATGTAATGTTGCGGCTTAGATTTTTCTACGCCATTCTTTTGCAAGTCATCAAATGACTTTTTGCTGTGCGTCTTGCACTCTAGCACGTGATATTTTAGCGGCGCTTCCGGTACGCCGGCGGTGATAACACCGTCCACGCTTCCTGATATGTGCCAGCCAAAGTCAACCGATGATTGGCGGTCGCTAACTTTGACGCCAACGGCACGCAAGTCTTGCAAAATGGTTGATTCCTCTAGCTGGCCTCTGCGAAACAGCCTCAATATGCGTCCGTCGAATTTTTCAATCACGGCCCACCTGAATGAGAGCCACAAATAGCGGTCGCAAGGATGGCCCAAGATTGAACAACCCATGTGCGGGCGCGGCGGCTCTTGCGTATCGGCATGATGATGGTCAATCAAACCGGCCAGCGTGATTTCTGGTTCAGGTATTTGCATTAGAATAAATCCTTTTGTTTTTCTTTTAACTTCACTGAATCAAGATTTTTGCACGCTATGTCAAAATAGGATTTCTTCAATTCAGCGCCAACAAACTGACGTCCCATGTTCAATGCAACATAACCCTCGCTACCAATTCCGGTGAAAGGCGAGAATACTAAATCGCCAGGATTAGACCACAACTCAACACACCGCTCAATCACGTCCAACTGCAATGGGCATATATGGCGTTCTTCGTTTTTTTCTTTTGCTAATTTGTAATTCAGCACATTGGTTTGATCTATGTCAAACCACACCGGCGAAGCGTAACGCTGCCACACAGCAATCGAATACAATCTTTGTTTTTCGGTTTCACTTCTAGCGCGTCCCCAATCTTTTGTTTGTGGAGCGTTATAACTTGATCCAATGTAATCAAAAAACCGTTCTTTGCCTCGAGTAACGGCTTCCCAATCTTCCTCGTCTGCCCATTTCCTCATCACAATTATGTAATCAGCCATGCCCTGCCGCGATGCGCTAGAATCTTTGCACAACTGTTTGTACAAAAGTCCGTGGTTTTTAGTGCGTTGCATTTCTATAACAGGATCTTTCCAAATGGTCACGCGGCTATGATATTGCCAACCTTTTGATTCATACATTTTTATAATTTCACCAGGAAAGTCGCGCAAACCGGCGGCACCATCGCGGCCCTTGTACATCGGCAAGTCTTTGCAATGTATAGCGGTCAATCGTCCTGGCTTTGTTATTCTGTGCAATTCTTCGGCAAGGTAGCTGTAATGCTCCATAAATTGACCGTCATCGGTACTGTTTCCCATGTCGTATTCTGAATCTGAATAGATATACAGATTAGAAAACGGCGGCGAATACACGCTAAACCCAATAGAATTGCTGTCAATCATCTTAGCAACATGAACGCAATCGCCATGGTGCAAAGTCCAATTGTCTGATTGAACAGTTTCAAAGTATGCAACGTCGTTCATTTGAGTTTCTCTCTTGTGATAGTTTGCAATGGCCTCAACCATGGCTTCTTTCATTTCGTTATGCTTTTGTTCTTTTGCTTTGATAATTGCAAGAATTGAACTTTCAGAGTCAGCGGCCATGACGTAGCTGTGAACTTCTTTAGTTTGACCAAATCTGTAACATCTACGAATTGCTTGGTAATAGTTTTCGTAAGAATACGATAAACCAACAAAAGCCATATTTCTGCAATGCTGGAAATTTAATCCCATGCCAGCGATTGACGGTTTAGTAATCAATACTCTTGTTTTTCCGTCAATAAATGACTGCAATGATTGTTCTTTTTTGTCAACCGTATCCGATCCGCGCACGTCAACGGCATCAGGAATCAAACCCTTCAACGCATCGGCTTCATAATTTGTATTGCACCACACTATCCATGACTCATCTGAATTGTTGACCAATTCAGCCACCTTAACGGCGCGTTTATCAACCGTTAAACGTCCTTCTTTGTGTACGCTCGTCGCGTTGATCGTTACGTTCCTGAACAATTCCCCGTCGGCTGGCGGCAAGTCATCCGTGTTAATTCTGATAAATTCCTGATTCAATGGCGGCAAATTGTAGGCGCTTCCGTCATAGCCTAAATCAGCCGGATTGCTAATGCACATGGCCCATGACGCCAGCCATTCCCAAAACTTAGTAGCCGCGTGTGGCTTCAACACATATGCTCCGGCTTCCATCGTGTCGTTTTGAAAAAACCGCATAATCATTTCATTGCTTGGCATGATCCCCAAAAATTCCGCATGATTGCCAAGTTCTAAATAATCGTTAGGCGATGGTGTAGCAGTGCAAGCTAATCGGTACGGCACCGGCTGACACAACTCAATCAATGCCCGCTTGGTTTTCCCCATGTAACTTTTCAAAATACTGGATTCATCAAGCACTATTCCGCCAAAAGTTGAAATGTCAAAATTATCAAGCATTTCATAGTTAGTGATGATGATGTTTTTTTGTATTTGTTGTTGGTTTCGACAGTATTGAATGTCAATCCCGAATTTATTGGCTTCATTGACTGTTTGTAACGATATGCACAATGGCGCAACAATTAACACGCGTTGCCCTGTATGCCTCACAACCTCATCGGCCCATGACGTTTGCATGATTGTTTTGCCTAAACCGGTATCGGCAAAAATAGCAGCGCGGCCCTTTTTGACGGCCCACTCGGTAATATATTTTTGAAAATCAAACAAGTTGTTGTTTAACGCAATTGGCGCATGGCCAATTGTGATTTCATGTTGTCTTTTTTGTTGTATAAAATTATCGTATTGCATGTTCGCACCCTATATAAAGCCATCCTTGGCTATGTTGATTATGTTATTTCTTTGCCCAAGGCGGTGATGATGCGCTGGTTGCTTGCGCTGGCGCACTGCTTGGCATCGTAGGACGCGGTATTGCACTTCCCTCTATTGCTTTCCATGCTCGAATGTCGTTCCCTGGCCCGTATTGTTCAGATTGCGTAACCTGAACCTTTATGCTCAGTTTACCGCCGATGAAGTCATCAGTGTCTCTCAAGCGTGACAGGCCGATGGCTCTCATAATGTCACCAAGTTGCTGGCGGCCGATTTCCTCGGCCTTCGGATTGGCGTTACGTATGTTTATGTTGCCGAACACGAAACGGCCAGCGTGTGTCGGCCCAAGCACTTCGTACTTGATCGCAATCATCTTGCCGCCGCTTTTAGTCGGCCTTATTTCTGCGCTGTTTATAGACGCCATGTACCATCCAGCCGGAAGCGGCTCAAATGATGGTTGGCTGACTGGTAAACTGTCAAGGTCAAATGATTCATCTAATAGCATGATGTTTACTCCTTTATAGTAATAGTGAAACTGGGACGCCCTGGCGTGGTTGTAATGGCATCCAAAAGGGGATCGGTTATAGTGTGGTCAGCAGCTTTCCATGCTGACATTGAGAGTTCAGGCTTCCACCTGAACAGTGTGGCAAGATGATCCGCCAAGCCATGTTCGGCGGCAATCTCAAGAAGGCGCTCGTCATCTATTTTGCGGTTCATCCTGCAAACCGCCTTAATGACAATGATTCCTTCTTTGTGCGTAACGGTTCCTTCTTCGTCCTCTTGAATCCGCATGGCTTTCGCCAAATCATCTTCTATTGCGCGGCGTTTTTGTGTGGCGGCCTTTTCGCTGGCCTTAGCGATGAGCCATTCTTGGCTTAGTTTTTCAATGCTCATTTCCCACCTATCTTGGTTATTATTTCATTGAGGTTCGGCGCTTCCCAAGCTTCGAGACGGCCCGATCTATCCTTAGCCGTCCACATGCCGTCCGAATCGCACATAAAGGCGCGTTGAGTGTTGCCGTCCGCGTCACGCTCAACCCTAAGCGCCAGCACTTCGTCAAAGAAATAGGGCAGT